TAATTGTAATAGACCTGCTAAAGGTGGAGAACTAGAGACAGGTTACTTCCCACTATTCGGTACAACTAAGTGTAGTGAAGAAGAATTAGAAACAATTAATAAAATACGAGGTGGTGGTAGAGGTCTTTGTGGTGATGGAAATCCTTGTGCTCAAGGTAGTTTATTTGATTCTATATTTAATGAAGCAGATCCATTTTTAAATGCTGCATCTACTTTTATAGATGGTAGTTTTGAACTTCATATTGGTACTCCTGGTCGTCAAGCACTTCAGAGGAGATATACTAGTGGAACATATCAAGAATCTTTTAGATTAAATAACCATACTTATGCTACATGGAAAGTATATAAAGAACTTAAAAAAGAAGCAGAAAAACAAGGTAAAGATTGGACTGAAGTTGAAATAAAGGAACAAGCAGAGAAATCAGTCGCTCAAAATAATGCTAATAGTCCAGCACCTAAAGGTGATAGAGGTTGTTTAGTTGGTGATAATATTGCTTGGGCAGGTGTAAGAACACAACAGGTAAATGGTGATGATATTATGCAATGTAAGGGTGATACTGTCCTTAACGTTGATGGAGATTATCATTTAAAAGTTACTGGTGATTGTCATATTGAAGTTGGTGGAGGATTTTTCTTTAGTGCTCAAGGATCACCTAAAGTTGTTGATAAGAAAGGAAAGAAAAAGGATACTAAAATACAAAAACATCAAATATCATTTGGATCTGATGTTGATATAATGACTTCTGGTGCTAAATTTGAAGTACAGGCAGCAGAGATTGCTTTAGCAGGAACATCAACTACAATGTCTGGTAGTATATTTGAAAACTCTGCTGTACAGCAGACTTATAGTGGTGGTGAATGTATTCAAGCTTTCCAAGGTACTATGGAGGTTCTTACTACCCAATTAACATATCAAATTAATAATCCTGTTCCAAATCCATTAGCTGCTAAGTCTGGTATTTTTACTTTCTGTTCAGGGTCTATTGATACTGTTCAAACACCAGGATCAGGAACTGATGTTATACCAAGGAATACTCTTACTACACCTGGACCTGTGATTAGAAATTCTGCAGCAACAGGTGAAACTATTAATACAACAATATTCCAAGTAAATTCAGCTGCTGCTACTAAAATTATTGCTGGTGGTTTAGTTAAGATTACTTCAGTATTGAAGATGACATTGGATGCAAAACTTGTTATGACCTTAAAAGGAAAGACTATCAAATTAAATTAACCCTTGCCAAATTGGGAATTCTGTGATATAATACTAAGGTAACTGGAGATCTAATGACAGATTCTACTCTTGAGGAAGTTCTCATAAATTTTTCCAATAGACAAATCACTCTTATTTCTGATGAGGGTGAGGTTAAAAATGTAAATTGGAAATGGGATAAGGAGGGAACCGAAGGATTTTCTGATACCGTATCTGTGATAGGAAAAATGCTTGACCCTGATATGATAACTTATTGTTTTAGTACTCATGACTGATGTTCAGGATATAACTGAAGAGGAAGCAGTTAATAATCTTCCCTTTCTCATTACTATGTGTGAGAGAAATCGTACTGTATGGAGAATTAAACGTCCTGATGGTGTTGTTGTAATGCTATCACCCGTAATACAGTCTGGTCCTCCCGTAGATCAAGAAGTTTTAAATCAAGTCGAAGAGTTTAGAAAGGATTTTGTTGACAAGGGAGCATAAATATCCTATAATCGATCAGTAAACAGGGCAGACCGATGCGTCTCAAACGCCATGAAACTCCTAGAAAGCAAGGACGGAATATTAAGTCTCGTCTTGCGTCTGCTCGTTTGCGTCAATTAAAGAAGCGTACTAAGATGTTTGTTAAAAAGTTGAAGAATTCATGATAAATTTGTTTCCTACTGTTATACATGAAATAGACGTAGAAAATTTTTCTGAGGTTCAGCAACCAATAATAGATTTTTTATATGCTGAGAGAGAAGCAAATCCTACAGGATTAAATCATTCAAATTGTGGTGGATGGCATTCTAGGGCATTATATCATTTGGATGAAAATGATAATATATTAAAAAGAGTAGTTTTAGATGCATTAAATAAGTATCTTGCTACTAATGTTATCTTTAAAGAAGGTGTTGTATTAAGATTTACTGCGTTGTGGGCTATGATTAACAACAAAGGGCATTATAATACATCACATATTCATCCTGGATCTGATCTTGCAGGAGTATTTTGGGTTAAAACACCAGAAAATTCTGGTAATTTAGTTTTTAATTCTCCTCATATATACAATCATCATTATGAGATGTCATCTTATAGTGAAGTATTCAGAGAGAAAACTAACGCATATCCTTCTTATTGGTTTAATCCTTTTCATCATGAAGGGCAAATTATATTATTTCCATCTTCACTTGAACACTATGTTAAGGAAAATGAATCTAATGAAGATCGTATATCAGTTTCTTTTAATCTTGATCTAGAGCCATCATAGCACAGTGGTAGTGCAGGGCTTTTGTAAAGCCAAGGTCGGGGGTTCAAATCCCTCTGATGGCATATATAATTGTAGTTGTAAAAAATGATACTATGGCAACGATCACTCTTCAATCCCCTGACGGATCTACGGAAACATTTGAATGTGATTCTGATACTTATATTTTAGAAGCATTAGAAGAAGCAGGTCTGGATCATCCTTCATCATGTAGAGCAGGTGCATGTTCATCATGTGCTATGAAGATTATAGAAGGAACAGTAGATCAAGAAGAGCAATCCTTTTTGGATGACGATCAAATAGAAGAAGGTTTTGTGTTAACATGTGTAGCACAACCTACTTCAGATGTAACATTACTAACAGAACAAGAGGAGAATTTATACTAATGAGAGATAAAATTATTAAAGCATTATTAGCACATGCTAAAGGTGATATAGAAAAACATAAGGCAAATGTTGAAGTATATCTAACTAATCCAGTTGGTATTGGTGAACATTCAAATGTTATGGAAGCAATTGAAGAAGAGATCAATATGATTGCCAAGTATCAAGATCAGGTTGACGTTATAAATACCTACTTCAGAGGTAAAGAAAAAGTACAACCACTTAATGAAGGATCTTAAGGCAGCGAAGAAATTGATAAAATTAGCTAAGAAACATCCCGATTGGTATACCAAAAAGGATGTTTTTTATGCTAAAATGGTAAAGAAGGAATTGAAAGCAAAAAAGAAAGAAGGTGAAAAAGACTGACTTTAAAATTTTTCCTACACAAATTTCACACTATAGAAATTTTTTGTCTGAAGATGATATCAGTTCTTTAAGACGCTTCTGTATGTCCCATGAGACTAGTTCTCATAATATGTTAACTGGAAATGGGAGATGCTCTAGTGGTAGTGAAAGACCATTAAATTATAATGATAATATCCTTGAAGGATTTAATGAAGTATCTAATAAATTAGATATAGTTTTAAATGAATATGCAGAAACAGTAGGTATACAACCACTTCAATTAACTAATAGTTGGTTTAATCTACAAGCAAAAGGAAGTATTACTAAACAACATAATCATCCTTTTAGTGTTGTTTCTGCTGCTTTGTTTATTAATTGTCCTGAAGGTAGTAATCCATTATATTTTGAAAATCCAAATCCTCATGTAGAGTTCAATTATCGTTTAGACGAGAAACAAAGATCTGATAGTTTACATGAGTATTGGTATTTTGTACCACGATCAGGAGATCTAGTTGTTTTCCCATCTTGGTTAAAGCATGGATCCATGTATAACCAAAACAATTCTTTAAATAGAATTGTTATTAGTATGAATACCATACGGAAATGATTGTAGTTAACGCTGAAAACATTAGGTTATTTGCGATTATCGTATTATTTGTTGTATGGTTTTTTCTTTTAAATATAGAATTAAGGAGTAATGATGACGATTAAACAATTTAAAAAAACTGATAAAAAAGGTCGTGAAGAAACTTGGGAGTGGGATGAAACTCCTGAAGTAAGAAAGGCACTTGAAAGACTACATGATACTATTCGAGAGAACAATAAGAATGACAAGTGAATTACCAGATGATTATAAAGAGATGCTTCTACAAATAGTAGAAGACATAGGTGGTGAGATATCTTTCTTATCAACATCAAACAGTCTTGGTAGATCGAGTCAAAAGATTGTAATTGAATATGATGTAAAAACTAAATAATATACTGTCTATCAAATAAAATGAAAAAACTAAAAGCAGGTTTCGACAAAGTAGTCGAATGGGATAAAAAACTTATAAAAAAGTGTCAAGATAAGTTTGGATGGTCTGATTATCAGGTTGTTTGCATCTCATTTGCAAAAGGGTTCATCATCGGAGCAATCCTACTCTGACCGTGTATAAATAGATTTATAGCAAAACGTATGATTATTCGTGGCAACTAAGAAGATCTCACAACTGGAAACAATTTCAGATGCTAACCTTTCGGGAGAAGCGATTCTTCCTGTTGTAGTATCTGACCCTTTGATTCCGAATAGAAAGGCAAAAGTAAATCAGTTATTCAGAGGTGTAAGTCAGGGGACCAAAGCTGCTCCTGGTATAGCTTTTGATTTGGACAGAAACACGGGTTTCTACCAAACTGCTTACGACCAACTTGGTATGTCTTTCGGGAATGGAGGATTTTATTGTACAAGACTTGATAATGGTAACAGTAGTACATCTTTGTATATGACTGCTGTTGATGATGTTGCTAATAATACTGATATAGTTTTTGCTCCTAAAGGTACTGGTGCTGTTAAAGTAACTGGTAACTTTATTATATCTGACCAAACTTTTATTCTTGAGGATGCTCAAGGACCAAAAGTGAGATTTGAAGCAGGTGGTGTTGGTACTGGTACTGCTACCAGAATCATGACATTTCCTCAAATTACTGCTGGTAATGGTACTACGTTAGTTGGATCTGATACACAACAAACATTAACCAATAAGACTCTTCTTATTGATGAAGATAATTTTGTTATTACAGATAATACTGAAGAAGCAATTTTCCAAATTAACTGGGCAATTACTTCTGGTACTCGTCGTTCTTATTTCTTACCTGATGGTGGAACTGTAACGACAACTGCTGAACCTACCGCTACTGCATCTACTTTACTTGATACTAAATCAGAACAAACAGCATTAAGTAAGACTTTTGTTAATTTACAACTTGCTTCGACAGCAGATACTAGTGATACAGCACAATTTAATACTGATGCGTTAACAGCAGATAGGATTATTACTATTCCTGATAGTAATATTACTATAGTTGGTACTGAGGCAACTCAGACTTTATCCAACAAAAATGTACAGCAGTTGACTATATCTGATGCTACTGATGCATCTAAAAAGATTACATTTAACCTTTTTAATCAGAATACTTTAACGAACTCTTTTTATGAGTTTCCAGAGACTGATTCTCTAAATACTGGAGGAGCAAATAGTGTTGTTGTTACTGAGAATGCAATTCAGGATCTGAGGAGTAAAACTCTTTATGACCCTAAATTTAAGACTGCGGGTGCAGTTGGTGATGTAACTATTGATAGTTCTAATATAACTGAACCAAGAGTTATAAAATTCCCAGATGCAAGTGCAACTTTATTGACTACAGAAAATACTTCTCTTGATGATGTTAACTTTGGTGCTGGTATTGGTGCCAACAACTTAACGGGTCAAACTCGTTTACAACAATTCTTCTACGCAGGATTCTAATTAATAGCTATGGCAGACCAAGGACTTTTAGCACAATCTAAACCAGCAGCAACGACGAATACGGTGCTATACTCCGCACCTATTGATGCATCTGCAAGTACCATGCTGAACATTATGAATGATGGTACTGGGGCAGCATATGATGTTGCTATAAAAGATTACGATCAGAAATTAACTTTAGATGCAAACACATATAAATTACATCCAGGAGATGTAATTACAGGTTATAAGTTTACTGTTAATACTGCAATTGCTGCAGGTGGAATTACTGCAGGGCAAATACTCACTAGTGATGATAAAGAATCAACTTTAAAATTTGAGTCATTTGCTAAACCAACATATACAGAAATATTCGTAAAGAAGTTTGCAATACGTCAGATTACAGTTGAGTCGGTTACAGGAACATTTGCTGTTGGAGAGACAGTAGTTAAAGGAAGTGGTGGTAATACAGCAACTGCAACTGTTTATGCTGTTAATACTGCTGGTACAATAATTCATGTTGGTCCTACTACACTTGCTGGATCTGGAGCAGAATTTGCAGCAGGTGACGCACTAACTGCATCAGGTGGTGCAACTGCTACAATTGCATCTGGTGGTATTGGTACAGCAAATAATGAGTTTGCATTCTCAACTACAACTGCTGGTGGAACATATCATCTCTATCTTGGTGATGGTAACACAGGATTGAGTGATCTTGTTAATTTCTCTGATAGAACATATAGATTTAATGTAGCAGATGCTAGTATGTCTGGTCTATTATTCAGACTGTCTACTACAATTAATGGTGAGTATGGTCCTGATAATGATGCTGCTGCAACATCAGATAATGGAACTGAATTTACTACAGGTAAAACTACATCAGGTACTGCTGGTTCAGGTGGTGCATACATTCAGTATGATTTTGGATCAAATGCTGGTACTCCAGCAACATTATATTTTTATGATGGTAATACTGGTTCTAATGCTGGTGCTGGATACGGTGGTAGTGATAGGTTTATTACTGTAAGTGGTAGTTTTACATTTGTAGACTTCTATGCTTATGATATAGACGGAACTTGGACAAACAGTACAGATAGTTTTACTCTTAGTGGTACAACTTATACTGTAACAGGTCAAACTGCTGGTCCTTATGGTTATGTTCGTAGTTTTAGTGGTACTTCTTTATTCGTTATTAAGGGAATTAATTCTGCTGACTTTGCAGGATCAGATACTTTCTTAGATAACCCTAAGTTAGGTACAGCAACTCGTGCTACTGCTACAGTAAGTTCTGTTGATGTTGCAACCGCAGCAGTCGAAGTTGGTAACTATCTTGTTAAAGATGTATCTAATGGTAATAATGAAATCGACAAAATAACTTCTCTGGTAATTGGACCTGGTGAAAGATTGATTGTTGAAAGTGCTACACAAAATAACGTGTTTAGTTTGATAGGATTTGAGGATGCTTCTACTGCATTCCCAACCAGAGTCTTTGGTGCTGCTTAAGCACCTGAATAAATAACCATATAGGAATGCGTATAGGTAATGTCACTAACTAGGCTAAAGAATATTATTACGTCCAGGACTGGACGTATAATCTATGTCAACCCAGATGACTTTGATGCTTCTGATGCGATTGACAACAGAGGTAACTCTGCGTTACGTCCTTTCAAGTCTTTGCAACGAGCATTTCTTGAGGTAGCAAGGTTCTCATATAGGGTAGGTTTAAGTAATGACGAGTTTGATGCTTTTAGTATCATGCTCTACCCTGCTGAATATAATATTGATAACAGACCTGGAGAAGTATTATATACAAACGTTCCACCTATTGATTCTAATTCCAACCTTGATTTAACATCTGCAAATAACGTATTATATAAGTATAACTCAACCGAAGGAGGCGTTATCGTTCCCAGAGGTTGTTCTGTTGTAGGTATGGATTTGCGTCGTACAAAGATACGACCAATGTATGTTCCTTATCCAACAACATATGCTGCTAAAGGTATTAACACAGAAGAACAAGTTCCTCATAGTACAGCAATCTTCAAAGTAACTGGTGGTACTTACTTCTGGCAGTTCTCATTCTTTGATGGTATAGAAGAAGGTGTATATTTTAAACCTGATAGTGTAGAAACTATTGCTCCTAAGTATTCACATCACAAACTTACATGTTTTGAGTTTGCTGATGGTTTAAATCCTTTATCAACACTTATTTCTGGTGGATCAGTTCCTAATGCAGATTATTCTGCGGTTCCTAATATACTAGAAAGAACAGACTTAGACATATATTATCAGAAGGTATCTAAAGCATTCGCAACAATTCCTGATACATCTGGTGATCCTGATACTGACCAAATTCAGGCACGTGTTGAGGAAAACAGAATTGTTGGTCCAATTAGTGATGAATATAGAGTATTACAAATCACAAGAAATGGACAAACCGCAACAGCAGTTACCGTTGACGAATTTGACAATCCTAGAAATCACGGATTCTCTGTTGGTGTTAACATTAACGTATCTGGTGTTACTGGATCAACTGGAACACAATCCGAATTGGATGCTACCATTTATAATGGGTCTTTCACCGTTACATCAGCGTCAGGTAATGTCTTTACTTACCAAATGCAGTCAGAGCCTACGGGTAATGCGGTTGGATCAAACATAACTGTTAAGACAGAAATTGATACTGTTGACTCAGCATCACCATACGCATTCAACCTATCACTAAGAAGTGTGTGGGGTATGAATGGAATGCACGCTGATGGTAGCAAGGCAACTGGTTTCAAATCAAT